ACAACCACTTTAACAGTAGTAGAAGCCAAGTCAACAGTAGAACCAGATTCGTTCTGGACACGAAGAGTCACAACGTCAGCAGCAGACACGTAAGCGTGGCAAACCACACCAGCCTTGTCAACACCGAACGAGAAACCAATAACAGTATCACCAAGGGCAACACCGGGGACAGCGATAGTCTCTGTCTCACCAGCAGCATCAACCAATGAACCTACGTTCAAAGTACACGATACTGACCAAGTGTCAGAAAACAAACCACGGAATGAGTCGTTACCTTGACGTACGGTAACAGCGGTAGCAGCAGCCATTTTAAATACTCCTAATTGAAATTAAAGATAACTTATGAAAGATCCCCCACCCTTGTGAGGCAGAGGATCTTATAAGCTCAATTAGACAGCCAAAGCAACGCTAGAGTAGTCACGCAACTCAGCAACACCGTACAGAGTGTCAGCAGTAAACAGAGTACCGAGGTATTCTTGTTTGTACTGAGTTTGTGAACGGATACCTTGTTGTTCCACCAACACATAAGCGTCTTTGTGGCCCATCAAAGCGATACGAGCTGCTTGAGCTGTACCTGAACCGTCTTCAGCGTCGTTAGCAGTGTCACAGTTAGTAGACACATACACTTTAACGCCGTAGACGTCACCGATTTCACCGTTACGGATGGTGTTAGAACCACCTTGTTCGCCAACGAAAGCTTGTTCAGTGAAACGAGCCAAACCCATCAAAGTGTTACGGCTTGCTGGAGGAACGATGAAGAAACGACCGTCCATAGGAACGTCAGAGTCATCCAAACGCTGGATAGAACGACGAATTGCAGCGTCAGTCAAAGCAGCTTGGTTGTCAGTGCTGTAGTTGTAAGCAGTAGTACCATCAGAACCGATGAAAGCACCAGAGTAGCGAGCACCTGTGCCGCCTTGAGCCAAACGACCCAAACGGATCAAGTCTGTATCCACTTGTTTAGCCAATGCGTAACCAGCGTCATCTGTGTAGAATGAACGGAGGCTAGACAAAGCTTGTGCTTCGACGATGTCTTCAATCATGCGGCTATATTCATAGTGCTTGTTGATAGACACGTTAACTTCTGATTCTGTAGCAGCGATCAGAGTCACTTGGGTAGATGCAGCCTTAGCAGAAGCAGAACCACGAGTAGGGCTAGGAATGTGAACGGTGTCACCTTTCTTGCCTTTGAAGTTCATCTTCTTGATAAGGTTAGCAGCAACCAAGTTGCGCTTATAAGCAGCTACAATCTCATCACTCCAAATTTCAGGAATGAACGTTGCTGCTGTAGTTACGGTTACATGTGATGTGCCGAGTGCCATTTTAAATACTCCTAGATATACAAAAAATTATGTTTGATGTTAATTACCGGACACGTCCATCAGCGTAGGCCTTCATAATCTCAGGCTCTAGCGCTTCATAGCGATCCGGGTCACTCATTCGAAGCCGAATAAGGTCGGCCCTTCGATAAACTCGCTTAGCTGATTCCCCAGTACCACCGGTATCGACTGCAACAGCTTTTAAGTTCTGCTTCAGAATCTCTTTACCTTTGGTTTCTACCTGCTGCGTCTTAATTTGTTTAATCTGCTTATAGGTAGATAGCAATTCATTAGCACTATCGTAATCAAACTCACTATCAGCTTTAGCGTACAAACCGAGGCGAACGGGTGATTGTTTTACCCACTCCGCAAACTCAGGATCTTGGACAATATTGCTGAAATCAGGATGGTCTTGATTTAGCTTCTGTTGGATCTGCATCTTCTTGAACTCTTGAGCCGAGTGACGGGCTGCGAGGACATCTGGATGCTTGTCAATAGAATTACGAATTGCCTTTTGAGGGTCTTCAAAGAAGTCCACTTCAGGCTCTGTTTCAGTATGTGCAGTCTGCTTATTAACGGATAAGTTTTGCTTAATCAAGTCATCAGCGAGCTTTCGAACCTCACCAACTTCTTGAGCCTGTTTACCAATGAGCTTTTCAGCCTCTTGGTGCATCCGAATGATATCGTTAACGCTTTTGTCCTTGTATTTACTAGGAATGTCAACTGGAATATCTTCTTCAATCTTAGGCGGCGCAGTGAGTTGTTCAACAATGTCGAGTTCACCTAAAACGCTATCTTCGTTATCGTCTTCTACTATCATACTAATTTCCTTCTCCTGCCACTAATGAATAAACATGTGGTTCTAGGATAGATATATTTAAAATAAGAACCCGGCCTTATATAGTGGCTTATGAGTTCAGCTTATGCAAAAGCAAATCCCTTTTTACAGCTTTCGCCTTTAAGAGTTCTGCTTCTTTTCGATTGCGAGCTTCTCAGATCGCTTTCGTGCCCATGCGTCATAAGCTGTAGGAAAAGCTCCTGTCCAGCCTTCTAACTTCATGGTCGGGGCACTCATAACCCTTGTAGCTTCAGCACCACATTCCTTGCAAGGAGTTGCGTGGCATTCTGTGTCTACAAAGGCTTCAGTACGGTGAGCATTCCCACAAACGAATTCATAGATACGACGAGGCATTTAGTTCACACCTCACCAGTCTCTTGTAAATCCTTGTAAGTTTGCTCGTAGGCTCCCTTTAGCCCTGATAACCAACTCAAGATGTCAATCTGTCCCCGACGAAAGTCTAGAGAATGTGTTTCCGTGACAGATGACAGCCTATCGTAGTTATTCTTCACTTTGTCAATGTCTTCCATGAGATCCTTCCACCCTTGAGTGGACATCATGTCGAAGGCATTGTCGTAAAACTTAGATAAATCGTGCTGTAAGGATTGTTCCATTATAGGAGTCCTTTATAGTTAATAAGTTAGTAATGTATACTATTTTTGTATCTTTGTCAAGAGATTTATTTAATATTTGTAGTACTTTATTAAGCTGCCGCTGACTCTAGAGGACTCAGATCTTCTGTTGTCCAGAAGTCCTTAGCCAACATGATGTTCAGATGCTGTTTGTTACGAGCCACTGTGTCAGTCCAATCTTGCTCTGTCATGCCTTCAGGCTTACCAGCATTAAGCAAAGAAACGCTATCTAGGGCTGCTGAGTAGTGGCGAGCGATTTGTTCTGTAGTTGGTTGGTCCATGATGTTTCCTTAGGGGTGTGTTGCTTTATATGCGTCAAACTCTACTTTGAGTTCTTTAATTGCGTTAACAAGGACAGCAATCATGGAGTCTTGGTTGTACTTCAAGTTCTCAGGATCGCTGTTGTCAATGATGACAGGGGTAGCGCCTTCAGCAGCCAAGATGTCTTGAGCCTTAAAGCCGTAACGTACTGGGCCAGTAGGGGTCTCATCTTCACGGGACACACGGAACTGATAAGCAGTAGGTGTCAATGAGTTAACAAAGTCCAAACCCAACGGCACTGGGGCAAACGATGTCTTGTCACGTTGGTCAGAAGTTACAGTCCAAGAAACTTTGATGTAGGCAGCGGTATTGCTGTTATTACCCATCACAATTTGATTGCTACTGGTTGTAATATTCCTAACAGCATCAGTACCAGCAAGATATCCAATAACTGTATTGTTTGCCGCTGTTGTAATGTTGTACCCTGCCTGATAACCTAGACCAGTGTTGTTAGGGGCTGTTGTGTTGCCTCCTAGAGCCTGCTGCCCAACTGCTACGTTAGAACCTCCAGTGGTGTTTCCGTAAAAGGCTTGATAACCAATAGCTACGTTGTTTCCACCTGTTGTCGTGCTATATCCAGCCGTATGCCCAAAAAAGTAGTTCGCATTAGCGGTTGTTCCACTGTAACCAGCTTGATAACCTAAGAACAAGTTATACGTGCCAGTAGTATTACTATACCCTGCTTGATAACCTACAGCAGTGTTGTTAGAGGCTGTGGTGCTGTTAACAAGAGCTTGATGTCCAAACGCAGAATTAGAAGTACCAGTGGTATTTTTACCTAAAGCAGCATTGCCAAAAGCGTTGTTGTAAGTGCCTGTAGTGTTATATCTTAATGCGCTTCCAGAAATAACATCATCGGATGTGCCAAAAGCGTTGTTGTAAGCGCCTGTCGTATTTGCGTATAAAGTTGTTGTGCCAACAGCAGTATTATTACTAGCAGTATTGTTAAATAAACTGTTTTTGCCAACAGCAGTATTTCCTGAAGATGTTGTTACTGCTTGCAAAGCGTTATAACCAAGAGCCGTATTATCTGCCCCACTTGTATTAGCAGCCAAAGCACTAGCACCAACAGCAGTGTTAGTAGACACCTCACCAGCACCTCTACCTACTGTCATTCCATCTACAAGAGCAGATGTTCCTGTTGGTGTTACAGGGCTAATACCTGTGTCGCCTGAGATTACGATGCTCATTGTGCTTGTGCTCCTTCAAGTGCTGTGATGCGCTCAGTAAGTGATGTTATTAGGGCTTGTTGTTCTTGAATGAAAGACACTAAGTTAGCCATGACTTCAGAACTTGATGGTTGAATTGATTGATATAGAGGCTTACCATCAGTATCAACAGCGTCTTTTTCTCCTTGACCTGAATACTTGGCAACTTCCATAAATTCGTGTGCAATAAAACCAACACCCTCACCTGAACCATCCCACCATTGCCACTTCTTAGGCTGCAAAGCCATTACAAAGTCTTTAGCTCCAGTTAAAGGCTGTTGATCGTTCTTCAGTCGGTAGTCAGAAGTAAGGTTATAAAGAACACCTGTAGTTCCGTTCTGAGTAATAGAACCAATCTGAGTTGCGTTGTAACCAAAAACGGCATAGGTTGTCCCACCGCCAACCCCGCTTGCATGATTAGCCACAAAACCAGCCGCAGAAGGACCCGCTGCAAAACTTGTGCTATTTTGTAAACCTGCAGATGCCTGCCCCACAAGAAAGTTACCACTGGTATCAATACGGGCGCGTTCTGAGTCGCTTGTCCAGAATGTAAGCGGCGTATAACTTCCACCACCTATGTATGACACGTTAATTGCCGCAATAGTGCCGTTATGCAGCATCCGAACAATGCTTGTTCCGTTACTTGCAGTGATGTTAATGCCCAAATTGTCCGCAGCAGACTGTTGGACATTTAAACGATAACCGTTAGGACTTGTAGTACCAACACCCAAGTTACCACTAGAGTCAATACGCATTGCTTCGCTGTTTGTGTAGAACGCAAGCGAGCTGTCTGTTGTCGGAGCAAGAATATAACCGTAACTGGTATTGCCAGCGTTAAAGAACAAAGCGCGACCAGCAGAACCAATTCGAACATCTCCAACAACGTGCAATTTACTTGATGGCGAAGCAGTACCAATACCTACGTTCTGTGCAGCAGTAATAGTGACCGCATCAGTACCAGCAGTTTGGAGTTTTAAGATACCCGAGGTATCACCTGTGGAAATTAAACCACCACTGGTGGCAGCATTGATAATCGAACTCATGCTTGGCTCCAAGGAGTGCCAGTAGCCTTAGATGGTGCTTGTTGTTCAGCAATCTGAGCTGTCAAAGCAGTGTTAATAGCTGTAACAGCCTCTTCACCTAAAGCAGATTGAACCCAACCGATAACGATTGTTTCAGTCAAATCAGCATAAGGAATCAAGTTAACACCATCTTCTTTGGTGAAACCTTGTGTGTTGTAGATAGAGGCTGAGAAGTCACCATCAACTTTAGATGCTGTCCAATGAGCAGTGGTAACGAAACCATCTGATGTGTCACGGTCAAGAGCTGTGATTTTAAATGTGGTGGTCATGGTTTAGTTTCCTTTCAGTGCTGCTACGTCAGCCTGTAGTTGAGTGATAAGTGTAGATTGCTCTGCAATCATGGCTTGTTGTTCTTGGATTAGTTTTTTCATTTGTTGAGCATGAACGATAAGGTCTGGAACGTACTTTGAGTAATCAACACCCCAAGGGCTAACTAGATTACCTTCTTCAGTAAGATCGTCTTTACCAGCAACAACAGCGGAAGGCTTTACTTCGTTTGCTTCTTGTG